CAAATTGCCAACGCAATTTCGCCGGGTAAGCTGATCACAAACGTTGCGTTCGACGTTAATAACGATTTGATTTTTTACTACAGCGATGGCACAACGTCATCAGCTGGTCCAATTCCTGGTTATATTGCTGCAACGGTCAATGGTGCGGGCCACTTAATTTTAACCAATTCAACTGGCAGTCAAACTGATGCTGGTAATGTGGTTGGCCCACAGGGGGCAACAGGCCCAACGGGGCCCGCAGGGCCAGCGGGTGCATCGGCTTCGGTAACAGCCGGAACGACCACTACGGTGTCGTATGGCACACCGGCAAATGTGACCAATGTAGGCACAACCACAAATGCAGTTTTTAATTTCCAGATTCCACAAGGACCGCCTGGTAATAGCACAACGATTCAAGATGATACAAGTACGAATGCAACACGGTATCCTGTATTTGTGAATCAAACAAGCGGTACGTTAACAACTGAATACGTTTCTTCAACTCAATTACAATTTAACCCAGCAACTGGTGGGTTTTCTAGTCCCATCGTAACGGCAGTGGCCGGTATTGGTGGCGGGGCATTTTAAGGAATAAAAATGGCACAGTTAGGCTACACACCAATCCTGTTGTATTCGTCAAGCACTTCTAGCAGCACTCCCAACGCTTCTAGTTTGACCAACAGCACAAGCGGTTCTGAACTGGCCGTTAATATTACGGACGGTAAACTGTTTTACAAGGACAATACCAACACTGTCCAAGTTCTGGCTACTAAAGGCTCTGCTGCTGGCACATTTTCAAGTGTCACGATCACAGGCGGCACGATCAATGGCACCTCTATCGGGGCTACAACGCCCTCTACGGGCGCTTTTACGACGCTAAGTACCACAGGCCTTGCCACACTCAATAGCCTCGCCTTGGGCCTTACAGGCTATTTGTACGGCAATGGTGGCAGCGCAGTAACAGCCAGCACCACAATCCCCACAACAGCATTGTCCGGCACAGTAACCAACGCACAGTTGGCGAACAGCTCAGTTACGATTGGTACGACAAACATTGCGCTGGGTGCGACCTCATTGACATTGGGTGGGTTGACTAACGTAACAGTTACGCAAGATCCTTCATCAGCACTGCAACTTGCCACTAAACAATATGTTGATGCGGCAGTTTCCAACGTTAACTACCATGCAGCCTGCTACTATGCCACAACGGCTGATTTGGGCACAGTTACTTATAATAACGGCGCATCTGGTGTTGGTGCGACAATTACAAACGCTGGTACACAGGCCACGTTGATAATTGATGGCCACACATTTACCTCAACGGATGCGTCGAATGCGGTCCGTATTTTGGTTAAAAATGAGTCAAATGCGGCTTATAACGGCATTTATACGCTGACCAACCAAGGTTCTGGCTCGACAAACTGGGTTTTGACCCGAGCAACAGATTATGACCAAGCTGGTGGCGGTGCTAATGAAATTGCTGCTGGTGATACAACGTTCATTGTTTATGGTACTGTTAATGCCAGCACCCAATGGACCCAAACCACTCCGCTGCCCATTACAATTGGTACAACGGCAATTAACTTTGTCCAAATTGGTAGCGCAACATCTTACAGTGCAGGTACAGGCCTGACACTCATTGGAACCCAGTTTAGCATCACAAACACTGCTGTAACAGCAGGTAGCTATACTTTGGGTAACTTTACGGTCAATGCTCAGGGGCAATTGACTGCGGCGTCTAGCACAGCAACAACTGGTTCTGGTAATGTGGTGTTGGCCACATCGCCAACACTGGTAACGCCCAATTTGGGCACACCCAGCGCTTTGGTGGGTACCAATATTACAGGTACAGCTTCGGGCTTAAGCATTGGTGGTAATGCTGCGACAGCCACAACGGCAACGAATGCGACCAATGTGGCCACTTCAACGGGCACAGCAACAACTAACTATTTGGCTTTTGTAACGACCACTTCGGGTAATAATGGCGTGACGGTCAATTCTGGGTTGACCTATAATGGAACGTCAAATGCAATTACCGGCGGTATCAACGGCGGAACATTCTAAGGAAAAATCATGGCGGCAACAGGTTATACACCAATTGTTCTGTTTAATAGTGGGGTTACAGGCCACACTCCCACAACATCCAACTTGCAAGTTGGTGAGTTGGCGATTAACTATGTTGATGGTATTTTGTTTTACAACAATGGTACGATTATTAAGACGTTCCAAGGTTCAACGGCAACTTATACTCGCACATCGTTTACGGCCACATCTGGCCAAACTACATTTAGCGTAACTTACACGGTTGGTTATGTAACGGTGTATTTGAATGGTGTTTTGTTGAATGCTTCTGATTATACAGCATCAAACGGGACTTCTGTTGTTTTGGCGGTTGGTGCTGCTACGGGCGACATTGTTGAAACGATTGCTTATAATATTTCTTCTATTGGTACTGCTTCATCTTCAACCAACATTGCTGGCGGTTCGGCAGGTGTAATTCCTTACCAAACGGCATCTAGTACAACATCATTTACAGCAGCGGGCACAACTGGCCAAGTATTGACTTCTGCTGGTACTGGTACACCAACTTGGACAACTCCAGTAGCAGTTGGCACATCTAATACGTGGACAGCAACACAGACTTTTAACGGAACTTCTAGCACTTTTGCTACTGTTCTTTTGAACGCTGCTGAAACTACTACGGTATCGGCTACTGCTGCAACAGGCACGATTAACTATTACATAAATAGCCAATCGGTGCTGTATTACACGACCAATGCGTCTGCCAACTGGACGCTGAACGTAGCGTTTAGCTCTGGCACATCGTTGAACACCGCTATGTCTACGGGGCAGACTGTTACGATTGCGTTCTTGGTGACGCAAGGTTCAACGGCCTATTATGAATCGTCTTTTACTATTGATGGAACAGCGGTAACACCTAAGTGGCAAGGCGGTTCAGCGCCAACATCGGGCAACGCTTCTGGCATTGATGTGTATACCTACACCATCACAAAAACGGCCAGCGCAACTTATACCGTTTTGGCTTCACAAACTCAATTTAAGTAATAGCTATGCCAACGATTATTACTAGCGGCGGCGCTTCAGCAAAAGCATTTGGGTTTGGTGCTGGTAAAGGCGTGTTGCCTTTTAATGGGTTTAATGCGCCAGCCAACATGAATGGCAGCACTACTGTTGCGTTTATGTACTCGGTAACTGCAAATAGTTCTGGATTATTTGTTGCAGTCGGCAATAACAGTGTGAATAAAGCATTATACGCAACATCTTTAAATGGTAGCACATGGACAACTCCCGCCATAATGAATGGAAGTGGAAGTGGACTTATGCTATCTGTTGCTGTTAACAGCTCTGGATTATTTGTAGCCGTTGGTTATGATATTAGCAATTATTCATTATACGCAACATCTTCTGATGGTAGCACATGGACAACTCCAGCGCACATGGGTGGTAGCACTAGCTCTGCCACTATGAACGCGGTTGCTGTAAATAGCTCTGGACTATTTGTTGCCGTTGGCTATGATGGTAATAATTACCCAATATATGCAACATCTTCAAATGGAACCACATGGACAAGCCCAACTTCAATGAATGGCAGCACAAATTCTGTTACTTTAAATTCTATTGCTGTTAATAGCTCAGGTTTGTTTGTTGCGGTTGGTAGAGATAATTCTACTTTGAAACCAGTATACGCAACATCTTCTGATGGTAGCACATGGACAACTCCAGCACCTATTAGCAATACTAATTTTTTTACTCCTAAGTCTGTTACTGTTAACAGTTCTGGATTATTTGTTGCCGTTGGTTATGACAGTAATAGTTATCCAACATACTCAACATCTTCCAATGGTAGTACATGGACAACGCCAGCTTCAATGAACGGAGTCACTACGGCTTACTTTATACTTTCTGTTGCTGTCAATAGTGCTGGATTATTTGTTGCAATTGGTCGTAATAGTAGTTCTTATCCAGTATACGCAAAATCTTCAAATGGTACTACATGGACAACACCGACTTTGATGAATGGTAGTACGAGCATATTTTATGTTCAATCTGTCGCAGCTAATAGCGCTGGTTCATTTGTCACTATTGGTTATGATAGTAATAGTTATCCAACATACTCAAAATCAAATTAAGGTATAAAAATGTACGCAAAAATTTTAAACAACGCCATTGTTAAATACCCATATCAGTGTTATGACTTCAATGTTGATAACAACAATACCAACTACGGCACACCACAACCCGACTTGTTGGAAATTTTTCCTCAAACAGATATTGCCCAACAAGGCTATTCTGTTGTCGCAGTAGCACTTGTAACGCAACCTACGATTGATACAAAAACTCAATCTGTTGCTGAAGGTGCGCCAGCATTGGTCAATGGCGTTTGGACACAGACATGGGAAGTGACAACGCTTTCAGCAGAACAACAAGCCGCATTGACTTCCAACCAAGCCGCATTGGTTCGCCAACAGCGCAACGGCAAACTGACAGCTTGCGATTGGACACAAGTTGCTGATGCGCCAGTAGATAAAGCAGCATGGGCAACATACCGTCAAGCCTTGCGTGA